AAATAAAGCCCAAGAAGAAGGCCAATCACTTCCAGTTGTCACTGATTATATTGCAACTTGTTTCCTTAAGATTGCCGAAGGCTTGTCTCATAAATCTAATTTTATTCGATACACATACCGTGAAGAAATGGTAATGGACGCTGTTGAGAATTGCTTAAAGGCTATTATGAATTATAACATAGAAGCTGCAACGCGCACGGGTAATCCTAATGCTTTTGCATACTTTACTCAAATTTGTTATTATGCATTCTTGCGCCGTATTGCAAAAGAAAAGAAGCAGCAAGACATTAAATTTAAATGGATTGAAAAAGCTTCTCTTGATGACTTTATGCAAGCAGGACTTGATGGAGATTCAGACACAGGCCGATACTTTGTAGATCAACTACGTTCTCGTATTGATAAAGTAAAAGATACTGATACTCAATTAAAAGAATTTGCAAAAGAAGAAAAAGTAAAATCTAAAAACGCTAAAGGTATTGAATTGTTTATGGGAGAGTGATATGACACTTAAGGAAAAGTTTATAAGCTTTTGCGAGTTGCAAAAAGCGGCAAACCTCGAAAGAAGCTTAAAAGGCCATGAAGACCGAGATACTATTGAAGCATATGAAAGAGCTAATAAGCTCAAACGCGAAATTCTTGAGGGACTAGATGAAAATAGCAATCATTAATGATACCCATTGCGGTATTCGTAATTCATCAGAAATCTTTTTAAATTATCAAGAAAAATTTTATAAAGACGTATTTTTTCCATATTTAAAAGAGCATGGAATTAATCAAATTCTACACCTAGGTGATTATTACGACCACCGCAAATTTATCAATTTCAAAGCACAAAATTCAAATCGTAAAACTTTCTTAGATGTACTTAAGAAAGAAGGTATTCATATGGATATTATTCCAGGAAACCACGATGTTTTCTATAAGAATACTAATGATTTGACTTCTTTGAAAGAACTTCTGGGTTACTATACATCAAACGTAAATATTATTATGAAGCCAAAAGTGCTTGATTATGATGGTTTGAATATTGCTGTAGTCCCTTGGATTAACTCAGAAAACTACGCAGAATCAATCGATTTTATTAAGAAGTGTAAGGCGCCAATTCTTGGAGCTCACTTGGAATTGATTGGCTTTGATATGATGAAAGGTATGCCAAACACTCATGGTATGACTTCTGAAATATTCGAACGTTTTGAATTAGTAATGTCCGGTCACTTCCATACAAAATCAAACCAAGGGCATATTCATTACCTTGGCACTCAAATGGAGTTTACGTGGTCTGATTGTAATGACTCTAAGTTCTTCCATATTCTTGATACTGAAACCCGTGAACTTACTCCAGTTCGCAATCCATATACTATTTTTGAAAAAGTGTTTTACAATGATGAGAAAATAGATTATAATAGTTATGATACATCAAATCTAAAAGATAAGTTTGTAAAAGTTGTGGTAGTCAAAAAGACTGATCCATTTATGTTTGATAGACTTATTGATCGTATCCAAAATGAAGATATTCATGAACTTAAAATTGCCGAAACATTTGAAGAGTTCACTGGTGATAACGTTGAAGATGAGTCTGTATCAGTAGAAGATACTACTGAACTTTTGGATTCATATGTTGAAGCCGTTGAAACAGATCTTGACAAAGGTCGTATTAAAAACTTAATGAGAACGCTGTACGTCGAAGCACAAAGTATGGAAATCGTATGATTGTTTTTGAAAAAATCCGTTGGAAAAACTTTCTGTCAACTGGTAATGAATTTACAGAAGTCCAATTAGATAGATCACCTACTACACTAATCGTTGGCCAAAATGGTGCAGGAAAGAGTACTCTCCTTGATGCTCTTTCCTTTGCTTTGTTTGGTAAACCACATCGTAACATTAATAAACCACAACTAGTAAATACTATCAATGGTAAGAATACTGAAGTTGAAGTTAACTTTACGATTGGTTCTCATAAGTTTGCGGTAAAGCGTGGTATCAAACCGACTAAGTTTGAGATCTGGCAAAACGGTAATATGATTAATCAATCATCAGCTGCTAAAGATTATCAAAAGTTTTTAGAACAAAATATTCTAAAGTTAAACCATAAATCGTTTCACCAAATTGTTGTACTTGGTTCATCTTCGTTTATTCCATTTATGCAACTGCCAGCAGGCCACCGTAGAGATGTAATTGAAGATCTTTTGGATATTGGTGTATTTTCTAAAATGAATTTAATCCTTCGTGAAAAGGATTCAAAACTTAAGGAAGAAATCGGCAATATTACATACGAATATGATTTGAATAAAGAAAAGATTTCTCTTCAAAAGAAGTATATTCGTGATATTACGGAGTTGAATGATGAGCAAATTGAAAAGAAAACTGACCAGATCGATGCTAATCAAGACGAAATCGAAGAACTCAATATGGTCAACAACGACTTATCCCAAGAGATTGAAAGTCTTCAAGAAGGCCTTGCCGAAAGTCTTAAAACCAACCACAATAAAAAGCAAAGCCTCTCTCAATTTAAATTTCAATTCCAATCAAAAATCAAAGAGGTTGTTAAAGACGCAAAGTTCTACGAAGAGAATGATGTTTGCCCAACATGCTCCCAAAGTATTGGTGATGATCTCAGACACGAAAAATTGTCCATTGCCAAGTCTAAAGCCCAAGAACTTAACACGGCAATTTTTGATGCATCTGAACAGTCAACTATTGTGGAGCAGGCTATTGAACAACTCAATAGCACTGCAGAGCAGGTCAGAGAGAAGACAGCGTCTATATCAACTAACAATTCTACAATCGCAGGGCTCCAAAGACAAATACACAATCTTGAGACTGAGATAGATTCACTAAGAGGTTCTACAGGAGATTTATCAAAAGCTAATTCTGAACTATCAGAACTACAAGAATCTCGTAATGTTTTATCTGAAGAAAAGCTAAAGTTGATTGATACTAAATCATATAACCAAGCTGCATCAGAAATGCTAAAAGATACTGGTATTAAGACAAAAGTAATTAAACAGTATTTACCTGTTATGAATAACTTGATTAATAAATATTTACAAGTTTTAGATTTCTTTGTTTCGTTTAATTTAGATGAAAGTTTCAATGAGACAATTAAATCTCGGCACCGCGATTCATTTAATTATGCTTCATTTTCTGAAGGTGAAAAGCAAAGAATTGACTTAGCTTTATTATTTACATGGCGGCAAATTGCAAAGATGAAAAACTCAACATCTACAAATTTGCTGATTCTAGATGAAACTTTTGATTCGTCTCTTGATCATGATGGTATTGATAACTTAATGAAAATGCTTTATACGCTCGACGACAATACAAATGTATTTGTAATTTCTCATAAAGGTGATCTATTAGATGGTAAATTTAGAAGTAAAATTGAATTTGTGAAAGAACACAACTTCTCAAAAATGAAAGTAACAGCATAATGGAATTAACTAAATATTCTGATCCAATTCTTAATAAAAAAATGGATATGATTGAAGAGCCTAATATTGATGAGCTTAAAGTACTTGCAGATAAACTATACGTGTTTATTGAAGAAAATGGCGGTGCAGGAGTAGCTGCTAATCAGGTTGGTTACGATTTACGCATGTTTGTTGTAAAATGGGCTGACTATCAACAAACTTTTATTAATCCTGTTATTACATGGGAATCGGAAGAAAAACTAGTTTTAGAAGAAGGTTGTCTTACATTTAAAGATGTTTTTATTGGCGTAAAACGCCCAGTTGCTTCTAGAGTTAGTTATATTGATTATGATGGAAATCAGCAGGAAGATCAACTTTTTACTGGTATTACCAATAGAATCATTTTACACGAATATGACCATATGGAGGGTAGGTTCTTTTTTTCACACCTTTCAAAAATCCAAAGAGATAGGTTCAATAAAAAAATGATTAAAAAATACGGAAAAATTGCATAAAAGGGGTTTACATTCTCTTTCGAATGTGGTAGTATAATTATATCGAATGGAGAAATGGCATGGCTACACAATCTAAATCTATCTTAGCAAAGCTGCTGGCTAATGAAAATATTGATGTTCAATATGGCAATTACCAGACAGCTTTCTTTGACGTTGAAAAGCGTGTTCTTGGTCTTCCACTCTGGAAAGACGTTTCTAAAAATCTTACTGATCTTTTGATTGGTCACGAAGTTGGCCATGCGCTTTATACTCCTGCCGATGGATGGCATGACTCTGCAACTACTATTCCTGGCTGCCCTCGCTCATATGTAAATGTTGTAGAAGATATTCGTATTGAGAAAAAAATCCAATTCAAGTATCCTGGACTTGTTCGTTGTTTCAAGCTTGGCTATAAAGATCTTTTTGATAAAAATTTCTTTGGTACGAAAGATCGTGCTATTGAATCATATTCATTGATTGATCGTATTAACGTTAAAGCAAAGCTTCGTGATTTAGTTGAAGTTCCTTTCTCTACTGAAGAACAACCTTTAGTTGATATGGCATTCAAAGTAGATACTTGGGAAGATGTTATAGAAGCCTGTAAAGCTTTATATGAGTATATGAAAGAAAACGCGCAGGAGCAGAAAAATGATAATGATTCGCAAAATGACGATGTCAATCAGAATGAAAATCTCGGAGATACGAGGGATGATCTACCTATGGCAGGCGAACAGAACTCTATCGAGGATGAAGAAGAAACTAAAGCTTCAAAAGGATCGGAAGACGAAGTAGAAGAAAGTTCATCTACTAAAGCTGAAGCTGGTGACACTTCTCCTGAAAAGGTAGAAACTGATGAAGTTTTCCGGTCAATGGAAAG